CCTGCTATTTGTATGATTTACGGTAATGTGGAAACTGATGAGGATTTAAAAGAATTTAGAGAATGGTTAGAAGCAATCAAACAAGTGGGCATCACAGAACAAGAATTATGTTTTGGTTTTGAAAAAGATGTAAAAGTATGGAATTATAGAGAAGATGGTGATGATTTAATTAGATTGAATAACAACAATCGGCAATGTGACAAAAATACCAAAATAATATTTGTGAGAAATAGAATACCAAAATCATTAATAAATTCAAAAATACAGGTGCGTTCTGCCTTTATGATGCAAGGTGGTGCTTATTGGTCAGGCGGGTCTACATCTTTAACTATTTTAGTTGATAATCTCCCAAAAAAGTTGTATTATATGAATGAATGTCCACAAAATTTTAAAGGTGAAAAAATAACAAATGAGTTCTTGCAAACTGGTAATAAAAGATGAAGTTAACGTTAAGTTTGAAAACCTATCCCTTGAACACAGAAAAAAATTAAGCAACAAATTTAAATTTGAAATACCTTACGCAAGACATCTTCCAGCAGTAAAATTAGGCAGATGGGACGGCAAGGTTGCTTTTTTTGGATTAGGCGGTACAACCTATCTGTCATTGGTTGATCAAATTTTACCTATATTAGAAGATGCTGGCGTGTATGTTGAAGTAGAGGACCAACGAGAAAAACACAATTTTGAATTTAAATTAATCGATAAAAATCTTTTGTCAGACATACAATGGCCTAAGAATCATCCTTGTGCTGGGCAACCAATTGTGTTGCGAGACTATCAAGTGGAAGTGATTAATAAATTTTTAGAACATCCTCAAAGCATTCAAGAAATTGCCACAGGTGCAGGTAAAACTATTATCACTGCGGCTCTCTGTAAACTGGTTGAGAACTATGGAAGAACATTAACTATTGTGCCAAACAAAAGTTTAGTTACACAAACAGAAGATGATTTTATTGCTTGTAATCTTGATGTGGGGGTGTACTACGGTGACCGAAAAGAACTAGGAAGACAGAACACAATTGCAACTTGGCAATCATTAAACATACTCGAAAAGAAAAGCAAAGACGAAGAAACCACAGACTTTTTAGAAGCCATACAGAATATTAATACAGTAATCATTGACGAAGTGCATATGGCCAAAGCGGATGTACTTAAAAGATTATTAACAGGACCATTTGCAAAATGTGGCATACGTTGGGGACTCACAGGCACAGTGCCCAAAGCAGATTTTGAATTCTATGGATTAAAATGTTCTATTGGGGAAGTGACTCATAAAATACCTGCTAAAGAATTACAAGACAAAGGTGTGTTAGCACAGTGCAATGTGAATGTGTTACAAACACAAGATCATCCTGTGTTTAAAAATTATCAAGAAGAATTAAAATGGTTAACCACCGACGAAACTCGAATGGAATGGGTTGCCAGTACTATAGAATCTATTGCCTCATCAGGTAACACACTGATACTTGTGGATAGAATATCAGCAGGAGAAATTCTCGAAAAGAAATTAAAAGGATCAACATTTATTTCAGGTTCAACTAAAAATCCAGATCGAAAGGAGCACTATGATGAAGTATCTACTGCAACAAATAAGATTATTATTGCCACATATGGAGTTGCCGCTGTGGGCATTAATATTCCTCGTATTTTTAATCTTGTCCTTATAGAACCAGGCAAGTCGTTTGTACGAGTAATTCAGAGCATTGGCAGAGGTATTCGTAAAGCAGAAGACAAAGATTCTGTACAAATTTGGGATATTACCAGTTCTTGCAAGTTTGCAAAAAGACATTTAACCGAGAGAAAAAAGTTTTACAAAGAGGCCAATTATCCGTATAATATAGATAAAATAGATTATGAAAATCCTTACACTAGATAATAAAACATACACCTTAGAAAAGATTCCAGAGTTTGTGGATGACAATTTACGATTTGCAGTACTAGATAATTCTAATCCTGCAGATCCAGATTACTTCTTTGTACCTTTAATATTTTTAGAAAGTTTTTCAGCGCCAGCGGCAGTGTTACAAATTGGAAAACATAGAGTTACTATGCCATTAGATTGGAAAGTTATCATAGGTGATCCAGAAGAAGGAGAATTATTTGTTATATCAATAACCAGTCTTAACGATCGAGGATTCTCTGCGTTCCTTTATAATCCACTCACTGGATCTAAACCAGATTTTGCAGAAATAGACATTGTAGATATCTATCAAGAAGTTAAATGGTATTTCCCAAAAGTAAAATCGGGACAACTGTTAGCTGTGCCTCTTACTAATGGAGAAAATCCTTTGTGTGCATATTTTGTTAAAGATATTTCAAGGCAATCAGAAACACTAGACTACGGATCAGTATGGTAAAAGAAAAAAATATAGTTAAGATTAAAAAACCAGTAATGGACATTGACGGAACACAGATTCTTATGGACCGACATTGGTACACTCATATCAAACAACATTTAGACGAAATATCTTTAGAGTTACCAATTAAGGAAATATATGATTCTGAAAAACATTTACTTGTAGAATTTAAGAATGCTAAAATAGCAACAATGTTTAGATTAAAATATGGCGACAGAACAAAATAGAAAATTTTTTGAACTTAGAAATGGCATGAAAGCCATCGATTTTCGTAATAAAGATTACTACGATCGTATAGATGAAAAAGAACAATCTTTGTATTCACCTTATATGATTATGAGATATGCTTCAGCAGTATCTGGAGATAGATTCTATCAAGAACACTATGTTGAAATGGTTAACGAATGTGTTAATAAACATTTATGGGAATTGAGCAGTAAACACAAAAAATTGTGTTGGATTCTAACTGCGATGTGTGGATCTTTGAAACAACAGTTTCATCCATGGGTCAAACCTATGAAGAAAGTAGCAAATAAGTCATTGCAAAAATTAATGGACATCTATCCTAATTTAAAAATGTCAGATCTAGAAACACTAGATAAGATCATAACTGATGCAGAATTAGAACAACTAATAGAGGACCATGGACAGCAATCTTAACACTTGTACCTATTGCAATAAAAGTTTTTCTAAAGAGAGAACTCTGCAGGTACACATATGTGAACCCAAAAGAAGACATCTACAAAAGAATGAAAAATGGGTTCAAAATGGATTCTTAGTGTTTCAAAGGTTTTATCAAATACATCAAAATAATTCAAAACCTAAAACTTACGAAGATTTTTGTAAGAGTGCCTACTATAATGCATTTGTAAAATTTGGTAGATATCTTATGTATATCACTCCTTTATATCCAGAAAAATATATTGATTATGTAGTTAAGTCTAGAATTAAATTAGATCATTGGGCAAGAGATGATCTGTATGAAACCTATCTCATCGATACTCTAAAAACAGAACCAGTTGAATCAGCACTGCAAAGATCCATACAAACCATGATGGACTGGGCAGAAGAACAGAGTGTACAATGGGCAGACTATTTTCGTTTGGTGAACACACCGAGAGCAGTACAACACATTCGAACAGGAAAAATTTCTCCTTGGCTAGTGTTGGGCTGTCCGGCAGGTAAAAAAATGTTAAAATCATTCACAGACGAACAACTACAAATGGTACATAGATTTATCAATCCAGAATATTGGTCTAACAAATTTAAATCGTTTCCAGCAGATGCAATATTTGTACAGGAAACAGCACGAGAGGCAAGGATAGAATAATGCCAGATGTGGATATAGACTTTGCAGATAGACAGCAGGCTTTGAAATTATTCAAACACACACCAGCATCTATAATCAAAGATGGAGAAATTGAAAAACATAAAACTGGAGTTTACTTTCACGAAACACCTATAGATCCAATGTCTGAGTCTTGTAGTTTTGATTATAAACGAGCAGAAGAGCGAGGATATTTTAAAATTGATTTATTAAACGTAAATCTATATGAAGGTATAAAAACAGAACAAGAGTTAGTAGAACTAATGTTAGAAGAACCAGACTGGGATATGTTGAAAGACAAAACTGTGGTGGATCAACTGTTTCATCTTAATGGACACTACGATATTGTTTCAAAATTAGAACCAAAAAATATAGAACAACTTGCGGCCGTATTGGCAATCATACGTCCAGCCAAACGAGGTTTGATGTATAAAGATTGGCAAAATATATTAAAAGAAGTTTGGATTAAACCATCAGACGAAAGTTATTATTTTAAAAAATCACACGCTGTGGCCTATGCTCAGGCTATTGTGGTACAGATGAATTTGTTTAAAAAATCTAAACAGGTCTCCGCATCAACTGAATAGTTCTTCGTTTAAGTCTCTTTTTGGAAATCTCATCTAAACGTACACAAGGACCGTGTACTATTTCAACGTCTTTGGTTGATAGAGTAACCAGTGTAGGTTTAAAATATGCAAAGTCGCCTTTTAAGAAAATATTGATTGGTATTTTTCTATTACTTTCCCACCACCAAGTTTCTCCCATTTTTAAAAACTTCATCTTATCTTGTGGTTGCATTATTCTACCATAATCGTAGAAACTGGTCACTTGGTTGTCTTGGTTTTGTATAATACCCACAAATTCCAAATCGCCCTTGCGTATTAGGGATAAAAATGGGAATTTGGTCTTTAATGTTTCAAAAATTTCGTTCATACTTTATTCATAAATAC